ACATGCTTTTGTTCTTTTCCTGCTCGCTTGACGCATTCCTGCAAAACATGTGATGGGCAATGTGGAATAAGACCTTCTCTACACCTGCTGACATACCAATCCACACTGAATATTTTTAGAGTGGCTGATTTACGTTGGTGGTTATTTTTCATATTTCACTTTCCTTGGGGTCAGACATGGCAGGAAGAAAACCACTACCAACAAGCATAAAGCAGCTAAAAGGTACCTTGCAGCCATGCCGGACCAACTACCACGAGCCCATCCCAGAGGGCTTGCTGGTCGAGCCGCCGGACTACATGCCAGAGGGTGCCAAGGCCGCCTGGCGCTACGCGCTTGAATGCGCCCCGCCCACGTTGATCCGCAAGCTGGACATGTCCGTGCTGGAGATCTGGGCCTGTGCGGCAGATCTCTACCGGCAGGCCCAGGCGGGCATCGGAAAAACCGGGCTCCTGGTGAAGGCGCCCCACAGCGGTGTGCCCATGCAGTCGCCGTATCTGGCCATTGCCAACAAGCAGGCCCAGATCATGACCAAAGCTGCGATCGAGATGGGATTCACCCCGGCATCTCGCTCGCGCATCTCCATTCCAAACGAACGCCCGGGCGAGGAGCTCGATCTCTGGGAGGACATCGTGGGTTGACCCAAAGGGATATAGGATGAGCACATACGCCGCGAGCGCCAAACAATATGCCGAGCGCGTTGTCTCCCATGAGATCCTGACCTGCGATTGGGTCCAGAAAGCCTGCAAACGCCAGCTCGATGACCTGATCCGCTTCAAACGCAAGAGCAGCCTCTACCAGTTCAACCCGGAACTGCTTGACCGCTATGGCAGGCCCTACAGGCCAGCGGACAACCTGTGCGCCTTCATTGAGCGATTGCCCCACGTCAAAGGCCCACTGGCCAGCAAGATGATCGTTCTGGAGCCCTGGCAGGTGTTCATCCTGTCCACAGTCTTCGGGTGGGTCAAATCAGACGGCAAGCGCCGCTTCAGGCGCTCCTACATCGAGGTGCCTAGGGGCAATGCCAAGTCCACCCTGTCCTCGGCAGTGGGGCTGTACATGCTGGCGGCCGACCGCGAGGGTGGCGCTGAGGTGTATTCGCTGGCCACCACAAGGGATCAGGCCCGCATCGTCTTTGGCGATGCACAGACCATGGCGCGCCTAAGCCCAGGCTTTAGGAACCGTTTTGCCGTGAACGTCGGGGCGCACAACATGCATGTGCTCCAAACCGGCTCCAAGTTCGAGGCGCTCTCGGCAGAAGGCTCGACGCTCGACGGCTTGAACATCCACTTCGGCTGCATCGACGAGTTGCACGCCCACAAGACCCGAACGGTCTATGACGTGGTGGAGACTGGTACCGGCAAGCGGGACAACTCACTGCTGTGGGTGATCACCACGGCTGGCAGCAACCGATCGGGCATTTGCTACGAGGTCCGAAGCTTTGTCACCAAGCTGCTCAACCGGGTGTTCGAAGACGATTCCCAGTTTGGAATCATTTATGGGCTCGATGAAAGTGATGACTGGGCCGCCAAGGACTCGCTCATCAAAGCCAACCCCAACTGGGGCATCTCTGTGCGCGAGGAGATCCTGGTGCCCCTGCAGGCCAAGGCCATGCAGTTGCCCAGCGCGGTCAACAACTTCAAGACCAAGCACCTCAACGAGTGGGTGAGTGCGGACAAGGCCTGGATGGACATGAGGGCCTGGGACACGAACACCAACCCCGATCTGGAACTCGATCAGTTCCTGGGCCAGCCCTGCTGGGTGGGGCTGGATCTGGCCAGCAAGACGGACATTGCGGCGCTCGTCATGGTGTTCGAGCACCCCGACACACCCGACGCATACGCGGTGTTTGGCAAGTACTACCTACCCGAGGATACCGTCCAAGCTGCTGGCAACAGTCAGTACGAGGGCTGGGCCCATACCGGACGCCTGTCGGTGACGCCGGGCAACGTGATCGATTTCAGCTGGATCGAGGCCGATCTGCTGGACATCGCGTCCCGCTTCGCGGTGGAGGCCGTGGCCTTCGATCCGTTTCAGGCCACACAGCTGTCCACCCGGATGCTCTCCGAGGGCCTGCCAATGATCGAGGTGCGTCCCACGGTACTGAATTTCAGCGAACCGATGAAGACGCTTGAAGCCCTGGTTCTGCAAAAGAAGCTCGTCCATGACGGTGACCCGGTACTGGCCTGGATGGCCAGCAACGTGGTCGCCCACACGGACGTCAAAGACAACATTTACCCGCGCAAGGAGCGAGCAGAAAACAAGATCGACGGGATCGTGGCACTGATCATGGCCCTCTCACGGGCGATCAAACCGGGAAACTCGGTGGTGCTGGGATCCGACTACGAACTGATGCTGCTTTGAAACGATGGGAATCTTCAACCTCTTTGACCGATTCAAAGCTTCCACAAGTGATCGCTCCCCATGGGGCGATTTCTTTTTTGAGCCGGTGTCGGTGCGCAGCGTTTCTGGCATGCGTGTCTCGGCCGATTCGGCCATGCGCCTGGCTGCGGTCTACGCTTGCGTGCGCATCCTGTCTGAGACCATGGCCTCGCTGCCACTGGTGGTCTACCGTGCTCGAGCGGACGGGGGCAAGGACCGGGTGACGGACCACTGGCTCTACCGGGTGCTGGGCAAGAAGCCCAACCGCTACCAGAACCCGTTCGAGTGGCGTGAGATGCTGCAGGGGCACCTGGCCCTGCGTGGCAATGCCTTCTGCCAGATCCTGGCCAACGGCCGGGGCGAGATCACCGAGTTGATCCCGATTCATCCTGACCGGGTGCGCATGGAGCTGCTCACCGAAGGAGACTACCGCTACCGGATCCAGAACCAGACGGGTCACGAGTTGGTTCTGCCTCGGGGCGAGGTTTGGCACCTGCGGGGCTTGTCCTCGGACGGCCTGCTGGGACTGAGCCCGATCGAGCTCTCCCGAGAGAGCCTGGGCATGGCGTTGGCCGCGCAGGACTACGGTGCTCGGTTCTTCAACAACGATGCCAAACCCACGGGAGGGTGGATCGAGTTTCCAGGCAACTTCAAGGACACCGAGGCCAAACGGGTGTTCCGGGAGTCCTATCAGGCTGCTCAGTCCGGTGCCAACCGAGGCAAGGTGCTTGTGCTGGAAAACGGCATGAAGTTCCATGAGGTGGGTGTCACGAACAAGGACGCCCAGTTCCTGGAGCTGCGCAAGTTCCAGATCACGGACATCGCTCGCCTGTTTCGGGTGCCGCCTCACATGATCGCGGACCTGGACCGGGCGACGTTCTCCAACATCGAGCAGCAGAGCTTGGAATTCGTCATGCACACCATGACGCCCTGGGCTGAGCGTTGGGAGGCTTCGATCGAAGCGGACTTGATGCTGGACGGTGATGAACTCGAAATCGAATTTGACTTCGCCAACCTGATGCGCGGCGATGCAGCCAGTCGCTCGGCCTACTACCAAAGCGGCATCCAAAACGGCTGGCTCACCCGTAACGAGGCCCGCATCGCCGAGAACCTCAATCCGATCAAAGGACTCGATCAACCGCTCAGGCCGCTGAACATGGTTGAAGAAGAGGACGCCGAAGCGCAGGAGCCAGAAGACGAGGTGCCTGACGCAGCAGTCGCAGATACCCCGGTCGAGCCTGATCAACAAATGAGCCAGCGATTGCGCAAGCTCATTGAGGCCAACGCCCAGCGCCTGGCCCGGCGCATCAGCAAGAAGGGCCACCTGGACGCTCAGGAAATCACCCTCATTGCCCAAGCCCTGGGCTTGCAAGAGCCCGAAGTGCGAGCCTGGGCGCTATCTCAACCGTCAACCGACGAACCAGTGCTGCTCAAGGCGCTGATCCAACTTGGAAACTCCACATGAACAAACACCTTCTGATTTCTGAATTCCTGACCACGCCGTGGGCGCTCATGCCCGAGCGTTTGCAGGCCATGACCGCTGTTCTTACACGCTGGTCCTCGGATGAACCGCCCAGCGATGAAACCCTGTTTCAGGTGAATGCAGACCGGGTTCTGCGCGACACGCGCAAACAGTTCGCCTCAGATCGTGCTGCTTCCAATGCCGGATCCGGCATCGCGGTCCTGCCCCTGTATGGGGTGGTCACGCAGCGCGGCAACATGGTCGATGACATCTCCGGGCCGGGCAGCACCAGCACCCAAAAATTCACGAGCGCCTTGCGCCAGGTCCTGGCTGACAACACTGTGGGGCAGATCCTGATCGACATCGATAGCCCTGGTGGCAGCGTCTACGGCGTGGCCGAGCTGGCCGCAGAGATCGTCAAAGCCCGTACCCAAAAGCCTGTGGTGGCCGTGGCCAACAGCCTGGCCGCCTCTGCCGCCTACTGGATCGGCTGCTCGGCCGGTGAGTTCTATGTCACCCCGGGTGGCGAGGTGGGCTCCATTGGTGTCTGGCAGGCCCACTTTGATTATTCGAAGGCGCTGCAAGAGGAGGGGGTTAAACCGACCCTGATCTCGGCAGGCAAGTTTAAGGTCGAGGGCAACCCGTATGTGCCACTGGATCCTGAAGCGCAGGCCTTCATGCAGTCTCGTGTGGACGATTACTACAACGCCTTCATCAAAGCCGTGGCCAAGGGCCGAGGCGTCTCGGTTGCTGATGTGCGAGGTGGCATGGGCGAAGGCAGGGTGCTGGGTGCCGATGCAGCCCTTGCCGCCAAGATGGTGGACGGCATTGCCAGCTTCGATGATGTGCTGGCCAAGATGCAAAAGTCAGCCATCTCTCAAAAGCCACCGGGTGCCTCCCGGCTTGGTCAGGCCCGCGCTGCCCTTGCGCTGATCTGATCCCCTACAGATTCCGTTTTCCCAATTCAGCAGTCCTCCGTTGAGGGCTGCCGACCACCTGCGACCCGTTGGTCGCGCCTCAAACCGCCGCCCCGTGCTTGACGTCAGGGCGGCTTTTTCATATCTGGAGCAACACCAATGAGCAAGCAATTGCGCGAGCTGCAAGCCCGCAAAGCCACCCTGGTCAAGGACGCCCGAGCCCTGACCGATATCGCCGCCGCTGAGGAGCGCGACATGACCGATGAAGAACTTGCCGCCTTCAACGCCCTTAAGGCCAAGATCGAGGCGGCATCGGCTGCCATTGACCGCGAGGCGGCCCTGATCTCCGAAGAGGCTCACATGGCCAACGTGGTGCAGTCGGCGCATTCGACCATTTCCCATGGCCATACGGCCACGGTGATTTCCGTCACCGACAACCTCGAAACCGACCCCAAACACGGCTTCAAAACCGTGGGTGACTTCCTCAAGACCGTGCGTCAGGCGCAAAACCCCGGCAGCGCCATCGATGAGCGCCTCTTAATTGGTTCAAGTCGAAGCGCCGTCGCCCCTGCCTCCTTTGGCAGCGAGGGCTCGGCACAAGACGGTGGCTTCCTGGTGCCTCCCCAGTTCGCTCAAGAAATCTTTCAACTGTCTTTAGGCGAAGACTCCTTGCTGCCGCTGACCGACAACGTCGAGATCACGGGCAACACCATGGCCTTCCCCAAGGACGAGACCACACCCTGGGGCACCAACGGCATCCGTGCCTATTGGCAAGGCGAAGCCAACCCAGCCGGAGCCACCAAGCCGGTGCTGGGCCTGTCGACCCTGCGCCTCAAAAAGCTCATGGCGCTGGTGCCGGTGACGGACGAGCTGCTGGACGACACCAATGCGCTGTCGACCTACCTGCCCGACAAGATCGCCACCTCCATTCGCTGGAAGACCAACGAGTCGATCCTGTTTGGTTCTGGCACAGGCCTGCCGGTGGGTTGCATGACCAATGCCACCACGGTGACGGTGGCCAAGGAATCGGGCCAGGCTGCTCAGACCCTGCTGGCCCAGAACCTGGCCAAGATGATCTCTCGCCTTCCGCCGGGCTCCTTTGGCAAAGCCGTGTGGATCGTCAACAACGACGTGTTGCCAGCCCTCTTCACGCTCATGCTGGGCAACTACCCGATTTACTTGCCCACGGGCTTGAATGTTGGCGGCATTCAAGTCTCACCCTACGGCACCTTGCTGGGGCGTCCGGTGTTCGTCTCCCAGCACGCCAACAGCTTTTCTGCTGCGGGGGATGTGTTGCTCGCCGACTTGTCGTACTACCAGACCATCACCAAGGCGGGAGGTATGCAAACGGCCACCTCCATGCATCTGTACTTTGATTCGGACCTCACGGCGTTTCGCACCACGTTCCGCATGGACGGCCAATCCAAGATCGCAGCGCCCATTGCGCCTGCCAAGGGCAACACCACCTTGTCGCCTTTTGTCCAACTGGGCGCGCGTTGATCGTCGCCTGAACCCTAAGGAGAACCCTCATGTTTCCCAACGCAAAAGGCAGCGAGCAGCTGTCCATTCTTGCAACGCTCGATCCGGGCAATCAGGCCACGGGTGCTGCCAACACCGGCTGGGTGCCGCTGAACACCCACCATGGCCTGCTGGCGCTGGTGCAAACCGGTGCACTGGCCACAGGTGCCACCGTCGACGCCAAGTTACAGCAAGCACTTGACATCAGTGGCTCCGGTGCCAAGGACGTGGCGGGCAAAGCCATCACCCAGCTGAGTCAGGCCAACAACGGTGCCAACTGTCAGGCACTCATCAATCTGCGCCCTGAAGAGCTCGATGTGAACAACGGCTTTGCCTACGTTCGCCTCATGGTCACTGTGGCTACTGCTGCGGCCAACACCTCGGCGCAGCTGTTAGGCGTCAATCCGCGACTGGCCTCAGCCGAGACAGCCAACCAGGCTGCAGTGGCTCAGATCGTTTGATCTGAAGCGCAGAGCTGTGCATGCCCATGCAGTTGATTACCCTGCCAGTGGCTGAGCCGGTCTCGCTGGCTGAAGCCAAGCTCCACCTGCGCGTGGACTTTGACGAGGACGATGCCCTGATCCAGGCCCTGATCTCGGCAGCCCGCCAAGCGGCCGAGATGCTGACCCAGCGGCAGTTGGTGACGGCCCGCTGGCGCATGGTGCTCGACAGCTTTCCTGGCTGTGGCCTCATGGGGGTGCCTGCAGGGCAGGCCTTCACGCTGCCCGGGCATGCCATCCTTATCCCTAAGTCGCCCCTGCAATCGGTGGTGGAAATCCGTTACTTGGACATGATGGGTGTCTCGCAGGTCATGCCTGCTGCCCATTACACGGTGGACAAGGCCTGTGAGCCTGCCCGCATCACGCCAGTGTTTGGGCAAATCTGGCCCGTAGCGCTGCCGCAAATAGGTGCTGTCTCGGTAGTCTTTGATGTCGGGTATGGCGGCCCATCGGATGTGCCCGAAGGCATCAAAAGTTGGATCAAGCTGCGCCTGGGCAGTCTGTACGCCCACCGCGAGGAAGTCGCCTCGATGGCCAGAGGTCGCATCGACCCCTTGCCCTTCGTTGATGGCCTGCTCGATCCCTACAAGGTACCCCTGATATGAGGTCTCTATGAACCCGATCGGAGCCGGCGCATTGACGCGCCGCATCAAGATCCAGCGCCCCAGCACAACCAAAGACCGCCTGGGTGGCCCCTGCCGAACCTGGCTCGATGTGGCTACCGTGTGGGCCGACATCCAGTCCCTGTCCGGGCGTGAGGCGGTGATCGCTGGCCGACTCTCAGCTGAACTGACCCACCAGATCACGGTGCGCTACCAGCGTCTTTTTGACGACCCTCAGCAGGTGGCCCAGATGCGCGTGCTCTACAAGACCCGGGTGTTCAACATTCACTCAGCCTTGGACGAAGACGAGCGCCGGGTCAAACTCATTTTGTTGGCTTCGCAAGGGCTCGATGATGGCTAAACGTGAAACCGTGAAGGTCGAAGGTCTGGCAGAACTGGGCAAAGCCCTGCGCGAATTACCAGGGCGTGTCGCCAGAAACGGTCTGCGTGCCTCGGTCTACGCCGGGGCCAAGGTCGTGCGGGACGAAGCGCGTGCTCAGGCACCCAAAGCAGCTCAGTCCTTGGGCGCAAACCAGCCCCCACCGGGCACCCTCAAGCGCTCGGTGATCATGAAGCACATCCCAGAGCTCTCCGGCCTCACGCGTCAGACCTTCTTTGTGACCGTGCGCCACGGCAAGAAGTACCGCAAGCAGGGCAAGAAGGGTAACTTGTCCCAGGACGCTTGGTACTGGCGCTTTGTGGAGTTTGGCACCCGCAAGATGAGTGCACGCCCCTTTCTGCGCCCGGCACTTGAAGCCAAACGCCGCGAAGCCGTGCAGGCTATTAAAGAACGCTTGCAGCAACGGGTGGCGCTTGAAGCCAAAAACTTCAGAACAAAAATCTAGGACCTCGTGGTGCAGGACTTCTTTGACGTCATCAAGGTTTTGGCAGGTGGCGAGGTGTATGCCCTCGTGGCCCCACAAAGCACCCAGTACCCGGCCATCGTCTACACGCCCATCGCGCAAGAGCACATCTTTGGCATCGATGGGCCTAATTTGTCACGTGGCCTGCAGCGCGTGCGCGTGCAGGTCGACACCTACGCCAGAACCTACCAGGAGGCTTTGCACCTGCAAGACCAGGTCCTGGCGGCGCTTTTGGTGGACAAGAGTACCGTCGCCGATGTGCGCATGGGGCTCAGTGAATTTGAAGATCAGGCCCGGCTGTACCGGGTGAGCGTGGACTACACCTACTACCGACAGGGCAGTTCAACATGAAACAAGGAGCATATGCATGAGCAGCACCGCCATCACCGCACAGGGCATTGCCATTGCCCGCTTTGGCACTACCACCTTTGAAACCATTCCCAACGTGGTCTCGTTTCAGGGCCCCGGTGGTCAGGCCTCGGTCATCGATGTGACCAATCTGGCTTCGACCTCCAAAGAAAAACGCGTGGGACTGCGAGACGAGGGTCAGCTCTCGCTCAGCCTGCACTTCAACCCCGAAGACGCAGTGCACCAGGGCCTTCGCACCGATCGCGCCAACCGTGCCCGTCGTCAATTTCGGATCACCTTCACCGATGTGGCCGCAGCCACCTGGACCTTCTACGGCTATGTCACGCAGTTCAGCGTGCAAGGTGGTGTGGACGCGGTGGTTGAAGCCAGCGTGAGCATTGAAATCGACGGCGACATCACTGAAAGCTAAAACCATGAACCTCCTGTCCAAAGAAGCCATCCTCGCTGCAGATGATCTGCCGCGTGAAATCGTCAGCGTCCCCGAGTGGGGCGGCCAAGTTTGCGTGCGCACCATGACCGGTACGGACCGTGACGCCTTCGAGGCAAGTCTGATCAGCCGAGATTCCAGCCCGTCGTCCCAAGACCAGCGCATGCAAAACGTGCGCGCGCGTCTGGTCTCGCTCACCCTGTGTGGTGAGTCAGGCGAGCGCCTGTTTCATGACGCCGACATCGAATCCCTCGGACGCAAGAGCGCCCGCGCGCTGGACCGGGTGTTTGCCGTGGCCCAGCGCTTGAACGGCATTGGCATCGATGAGGCCCAAGCCGCAAAAAACGCCTGATTGCCAGCCCCGCCCGGCGCTTTGTGTTTCGGCTGGCGCTGGCGATGAGCCTGCCTGTTCGGGAACTCCTGGCTCGCATCGGCTCGGACGAGCTCACCGAGTGGATGGCGTTTTATCAGCTCGAGCCCTTTGGAGATTTTCGGGCGGATTTGCGTTCGGCCATCGTGGCTTGCACCTTGGCCAACGCCCACCGCAGCAAAGAGGGCAGGCCGTTCACGCCTGAGGACTTCATGCCCTTTGTGGACAGGCAGCACAAGGCAGATTCACCCAAGACGCCTGCCATTGACGAGTCTCGGCTGAACATCGTCCGTTTCAAGGCCATGTTCGCTCACCGGGTTAAAAGATGAGGAAACCCCATGGCTGATATCGGCTCTCTGGTCATCAAACTTGCGGCCGACACCGCCGAGTTTCAGGCCGATCTCGGGCGCAGCGCGCGTCTTTTGGACAGGCATGCCTCGGATATGAAAGCCTCGCTGCAGCAAGTGGCAGGCGTTGCCAGGACCGCCTTTGCGGTGGTCATTGGCACCACTTCGGTGGCCGCGCTGCGCGACTTTGTCGTTCAAACCCTGGAGACATCGGCTGCGCTGCAAGGCCTGGCTGAGCAAACGGGGGCGAGTGCCACGGCACTGTCGGGCTTTGCGCCGGTGGCCACCATCTCGGGCACCGCCATGGACGCCATTGGCGGGAGCCTTGCTAAACTCTCCAAGGGCCTGGCAGGCGTGGACGATGAAACGGCCGGTGCCACCAAGGCGCTGCAGTTTCTGGGCATCCGGGCCAAGGATGCCAGCGGCAACCTGCGCGATCCGGCTGAGGTCATGAACGATGTGGCCTTGAAGCTTTCCGAATTTGAGGACGGTGCGGGTAAAACAGCGCTTGCTATGGAGCTCTTTGGCAAGTCGGGCGCGACCATGCTGCCTTTCCTCAAAGACCTCGCAGAAAACCAGGACCTGAACATCCGCCTCACGGCCCAGCAGATCGAGGAAGCGGACAACGCCTCCAAGGCTCTGGCGCGCATGAAGGCCGAGACCGGCTTTGTCGCGCAGACCCTGGTCACTGCCGCCATTCCGTCCATGACGGTGTTGGCGCAAGAGCTCAAACAGGTGCTCTTTGGCACCGACGATGCCGTGGGCGGCATCCAGCGCCTGCGCAGCGAAGGCGCGCTCACCACCTGGGCCCAAAACACCGCTTACGCCATTGCCGTAGTCATCGACGCCCTGCGCGGCATCGGCCAGACCATTAAATCGGTGATTGGCAGTTTCCAGGCGGTATGGGCAGACATCGAGTTGGCGGGGACTTTCCTCGCAGGCGGTGAGGGCGTGAACCCGTTTTCTGAAGAAAACCGCTCTCGCCTCAAAGCGGCGCTCGATAAGCGCAACGCGATCGTCGCGCAAGCCAACCAGAACTATGTCGAACTTTGGGACATGCCGCTGCTGGCTGATGCGGTCTCCAAGCGCTTTGAAGACATTCGCAAAGGCACCGATGCAGCCAATGCTGAAACTGCTGTGAATGCTCCCCGCAAGCGCCTGAACTACAACACCGCCACCACGGCCGTAACAGCCACAGCCTTGGCGGGCATCGACAGTGAGCTCAAGCGCCTGCAAGGCCTGGTGGATGTGGAGTCGGGCATCCTCAAGGACCGACAACGCATCATCGATCTTTATGAAACCCAGGGCTACCTCAGTTTCAAGGAAGCCAGTGACGCCCGCCTGGCTGCGCAGCAAGATTTCACGCAAAAGCTCGGTGCCCTGTCTTCGGATGAGGAGGCTGTTTTGCGCCGAGGTCTGGATTTGGTCGCTAAAACCAGTCAAGACAAACTCAAACTGCAAGACAAACTCGCGGAAATCGTCCTCAAGCGTCAAAAGCTCGAGCGCGATGCGCAGCAGTCAGACCTGGAGCGCCAGATGCGCTTGCCGGGTGAATCGCTCAAGGACCTGCAAGAGCAGGCCTCGCGTGGCCAGGCCCAGTTGCGTGCGAGCGAAGAGCAGATCAAAACCCTGCGCGAGACCGGAGCCATCAGCGAGCTGGACTCGCTGAGCCGTTTGGCTGAGGCCAGGCAGGCAAGTGCCAACCAGCTGGCCACCCTGGCCCAGCAGGCGCGTGCGCTGGCAGACGCCGCCCCCGGCAACGAAAAGCTCGCCGACGCCCTCCAAAAAATCGAAGACGCTGCGCGCCAGGCGGCAGACGGTGCTCAGCTGTTGACGCAGCGGGCCAAGGAGCTCTCGGACCCCGAGGCCGGATTTGCCAAAGGCCTGCGCGCTGTGGCCGAGGAAGCCGAGCAAATTGGCAAGCAAATGGAAGCGGCCACCATCCGCGCTTTCAACGGCATGACCGATGCGCTGGTGGGCTTTGTGATGACGGGCAAGCTCGATTTCAGGTCACTGGCGAACTCCATCATCTCGGACCTGATCCGCATCCAGATCCAGCGCGCCATCACGCTGCCTCTGGCCAAAGCCATGAGCAGCTTCTTTGGCTTTGCCGATGGCGGAGTCATGACGGCAGAGGGACCACTGCCGCTACGGGGCTACGCCAGTGGCGGCATTGCCAACTCACCTCAACTGGCTGTGTTTGGCGAGGGCTCGCGGCCAGAGGCCTATGTGCCCTTGCCCGATGGACGGACCATTCCCGTCACCGTGAACACGAGCGCGGATTCGGGATTGGGGGGCGGCGACATTTTCAACATTTCCGTGAACGTCTCGGACTCGGGTGCATCAACACGGGGTGACAACGCGGGCGGTCGTGACCTGGGTCAGGCGGTGGCCAATGCAGTGCGCCAAGAGTTGCTTGCCCAAAAGCGGGCCGGTGGTTTGCTCGACAGCAGGAGGGCTTTGTAAATGGCAGAGTTCACATGGATTCCTTCGCTGGGTGCCAGTCTGACCATGCGGCCCAACGTTCGCCGGGTGGCATTTGGCGATGGCTATGAGCAGCGCCTGGCCTTTGGCATCCACACCCAAGCGGAGGTCTGGACGTTGGAGTTTCGCGGACGCACTGCGCAAGACGCGGGTGCGATCGATGCGTTTTTGCGCGCTTGCGGGGGTGTGCAGGCCTTTGAGTGGACTACCCCTGCAGGCACTGCTGCCAAGTTCACCTGCGAAGAGTGGAACCGCTCGGTGGATGAGCCCAATGTCGAGACGGTGCGGGCCACGTTCAAACAGGTGTTTGATCTGTCATGACCGAGTCAATCCATACCTATCCAGCGATCACCGCAGAAATCCAGAAACTTGCACCCAGCGCCGTGATCGAGCTGTTTGTCCTCGATCTGTCCCTGTTTGGTCAAGGACCGGTGCGGTTTCATGCCGGCACCAACGCACTCATGCAGCGCGTGGTCTGGCAAGGCCATGCCTACGAGGCATTTCCGATTCAGGTCGAGGGCTTTGAGTTCAACGGCGGCGGGCAAGTGCCCCGTCCCCGGCTGCGGGTGGCCAACGTCACGGGCACGATCACCGCGCTCGTGCTGAGCTACCAGGACCTCGTGGGTGCCAGGATCACGCGTAAACGCACGCTTGCCAAGTACCTGGATGCGGTTAATTTTGCAGACGGCGTGAACCCGGCCGCTGACCCACAGGCCGAGTTTGCCGACGATGTGTACTGCGTTGACCGCAAATCGCGCGAGACCCGCGAGGTGGTCGAGTTCGAATTGGCCGCAGCGTTTGACTTGGAAGGCGTCAGCTTACCTCGCCGTCAGATCGTGCAAAACGTCTGCCCCTGGTCCTACCGGGGTGCCGAGTGCGGCTACACGGGCAGCGCGTTCTTCAATGCCAATGATGAGGTGGCGAGCAGCAGGGCGCAAGACGCCTGTGGCAAACGGCTGGCGTCTTGTCAGAGGCGCTTTGGGGCCAATGCCGAGTTGCCGTTTGGGGGATTTCCGGCAGCGGGCTTGTTCAGGTGATGAACGAAGTCAGCAAATGAAATCCACGAATGCAATCCATGAACGAGATCCATGAACGAAATCAATCAATCCTTGGCACTGGCCCACGCTGCGAAAGAATTCCCCCGTGAAGCCTGCGGGCTGCTGATCGTTCAAAAGGGCAGGCAGGTGTACTGCCCCTGCCGCAACATCGGTGTGGGCACCGACCAGTTCGTGATCCACCCGGAGGACTACGTCCAGGCCGACCGCCAAGGCGAAATCGTCGGTGTTTTTCATTCGCACCCGAGCTTGCCTGCTGAGCCCAGCCAGGCCGATCGTGTGGCCTGCGAGGCGACGGGTCTGCCCTGGTTCATCGTGTCGTTTCCAACAGCTCAGTGGGTTGAGATCAAGCCTCAGGGCTACGTCGCGCCGTTGGTGGGCCGTCAATGGGCACATGGGGTGCTCGACTGCTACGCCTTGGTGCGTGACTGGTATGCCCAGGAGCGCGGCATCGAGTTGCCTGATTTTGAGCGCTTTGACGAGTGGTGGAAACGAGGCATGAACCTGTACCTGGACAACTTCGGCTCCGCTGGGTTTCACACCACCGATCTGGCAGACCTTCAGGTGGGGGATGTGCTCTTGATGCAGGTGGCTTCCCCTGTGCCCAACCATGCGGCGGTGTATTTGGGGGATGGTTTGATCCTGCACCACCTGCAGGGCAGGCTCTCGAGTCGGGACGTGTACGGCGGTTACTGGCACAAGGTCACCACCCACGCTTTGCGGCATCCACACTTGCACACACACCAACACGTACAAGCACACTGCTCTGATAACGAGTCACGCGATGGCCACGATTCTTCTTCATGGTGAACTGGGCAGGCGCTTTGGCCGTCGGCATCAGATGACGGTGGCCTCGGCCGCAGAGGCTGTTCGGGCCCTGTGCGCCAATTTCCCTCAATTTGAGCGGGAGCTGGTGTCCTCTGGCGAGCGGGGTGTGGGCTACCGGGTGTTGGTCGGGCGCGATGCTTTGGCGCTCGATCGCCTGCATGAGCCCACCGGCCAGCAGCGCATCACCATCGCGCCCGTTGTCTCGGGTGCTGGAGGTAATGGCTTAGGCCAGATTCTCTTGGGGGCGGCGCTGATCGCGGTGTCCTGGTGGAACCCGATGGGCTGGGCAGCAGCGGGTTCATTCCTGTCCCAAGCCACCCTGTATTCGGTGGGCACATCCATGATCTTGGGCGGTGTGGCCCAGATGATTGCGCCTACGGCCAAGGCCTCTGAGCCGTCCGAGCGCCCAGAAAACCGCCCCAGCTATGTCTTCAACGGGGCCGTGAATACCACCGCCCAAGGCCATCCGGTACCCGTGGGCTATGGCCGAATGATCGTGGGTTCGGCCGTGATCAGCGCAGGCATAGATGTAGATGAAATACCTGTCGACGAGATCTCCGCATGACAAAGCACATGAAGCCAGTTCCAATCCCTTTGATCATCGGTGCTGGGGGTGGGGGCAAGTCCGGTGGGGGCAGCGCCCGTGTGGCGCAAGAGGCTGCCGACAGCCTGCGCTCCAAAGCCTATGCCCGTGTGGTTGATCTGGTGTGCGAGGGAGAAATCGAAGGCCTGGTGAACGGCCTGCAGTCGGTTTTTCTGGACGACACACCCATCCAAAATGCCGATGGCAGTTACAACTTTTCTGGAGTGACGCTCGAGAGCCGCCCGGGCACCCAGCAGCAAGGCTACATCCCAGGCTTTGCCTCGGTAGAAAGCGAGGTTTCGGTTGGTGTGGAGTGCAAGTTCGCCCAGCCGGTCGTGCGCTCCATCACAGACCCCGACGTGGACGCTGTTCGCCTCAAAGTGAGTATGCCCGCGCTGACTTTGCAGGACACGACCAACGGCGATCTGAATGGCACATCGGTCAGCTACGCGATCGACTTGCAGTCGGTGGGCTCCGGGTTTGTGCAGGTGCTCGCCGATACGGTCTCAGGCAAAACGACCTCGCGCTACCAGCGCAGCTATTACGTGCCGCTGTCAGGCACTGGCCCTTGGGATGTGCGTCTGCGCAGGCTCACCGAAGACGCTGGCCAGAGCAGCCTGCAAAACAAGACGTTTTGGGACTCGTACACCGAGGTCGTCGAGAGCAAGCTGCGCTACCCCAACAGCGCCTTGATGGCCCTGCGTGTGGATGCTTCGCAGTTCAACGCCATTCCCAGGCGCAGCTATGACTTGAAGCTCCTGCGTGTGCGGGTGCCCTCCAACTACGACCCTGAGACTCGGGTATATGCCGGAATCTGGGATGGCACCTTCAAAGTGGCCTGGACCGACAACCCGGCTTGGTGCTTTTATGACCTGGTGACCAATACCCGCTACGGTCTTGGCAACTACATCCCCGAGTCTCAAGTGGACAAATGGGCGCTGTACCGGGTGGCCCGTTACTGTGACGAACTGGTGCCTGATGGTCTGGGAGGGTATGAGCCCCGCTTCACCTGCAACCTGTACCTGCAAACCCGTGAGCAGGCCTACAAGGTGGTACAGGACATGGCCTCGGTGTTTCGGGGCATGGCCTATTGGTCGGGTGGTGCCATCACGGTCACGCAGGACGCGCCGCAAGACCCGGTCTACCAGTTCACCGCCGCCAACGTCATCGATGGCGAGTTCGCCTATCAGGGCTCGTCCGCCAAGGCTCGGCACACGGTGGCCTTGGTCAGTTGGGTGGATCCGGATGATTTTTACCGTCAGAAGGTGGAATACGTCGAGGACGTCGCAGGCATCGCGCGCTATGGCGTGGTGCAAGCCGATGTGGTGGCCATGGGTTGCACTTCGCGCGGCCAGGCCAATCGGGTGGGCAAGTGGCTGCTGTACTCCGAGCAGTCCGAGTCAGAAATCATCACCTTCCGCACAGGCCTGGAAGGTGCTGTGGTGCGCCCAGGAGATGTCATCCAGGTGGCCGATCCGACTCGCGGTGGCATGCGCTTGGGAGGACGCATCGCAGCGGCTACCACCACCACCGTCACTCTGGACCAAGAATTGCCAGCCGACTTGCCTTGGCGGCTCTCGGTCATCTTGCCAAACGGTACCGTGCAAGAGCGCCTGGTGGGTGCAACCTTCGCCGCACCCAGCGGTGACGTAAATGCTGGCCGAACGCTCACGGTGACCATCCCCTTCAGCATGGCACCGCAAACCGATGCCATCTGGGTGCTGGCTTCATCGATCATTGAGCCGCAACTGTTCCGGGTGGTCTCGGTGGCTGAGACCGAACCTGGTGTGCATGAGGTCACGGCGCTGGCCCACAACCCGGGCAAGTACGCCGCCATTGAAGAGGGGCTGGCGCTGCAGCCGCGCGCCATCACGGTGTTGTCGGACACGCCAGCCCTCCCGACGGGCCTCATCATGCAAGAGCGCCTGTACCGGGTCAAAGACCGGGCCCAGGTGCTGGTGCAACTGTCCTGGGCTGAAGTGCCAACGGCCATCGCCTATCGACTGTCTTACCGAGTGGCGGGCGGCAACTTCGTGAGCTTGCCGCTGACCAGTGCCAATTACATTGAAATTCGCGATGCACAGGAGGGCGATTACGAGTTCAGCTTAAGAGCCATCGGCATCACCCGAAAGGAGAGTGCTCCCGCCACACTCAGCGCCAAGGTGCTGGGCAAGACACTGCCGCCGTCGGATGTGACCGGCTTTACGGTCCAGCGCCGCATGTCAGATTTGCTGCTGTGCTGGGACGAACTGCCCGATGCCGACTTGGCTGGCTACGAGGTGAGGGTTGGGCCCGGCTGGGACGACGCCCAACTGGTGGCCACCACCTCGGGCACGCAGATGGTCCACGACCAGGATGCGGCCGGGCAGTTCCCGTACCACATCCGCGCCTACGACACCTCGGGCCACTACAGCGCGAATGTCACCACTTTCGTGTTGACCTTGTTAACTCCGGCCACAGTTCGCCAGTTCGATGTGGTGCAGTCTGCCAACCGGCTGGAGTTTCGCTGGCAACCCAACCCCGAGCCTGAGGTGGTGGGCTACGAGCTGCGAGAAGGCGCGGCCTGGGATGCATCGCTTTTTGTGGCGGAGGTCAAATCCACAAGCTACACATTGCCTTCGGGCTTTGACGGTGAGCGCAAGTTCTGGATCAAGGCGATCACCTCACCCGGCATCTACAGCGACACGCCCACCTTCGTCTCGACCGTGGTGGCCCAGCCGCAAAACGCCAACCTGATCCTTGAGCGCGATGAACAGGCTGGAGGCTTTTCTGGCACCAAGCACTTCGCTTCAGTGGTCACGGTCAATGGGCGCGATGTGCTTCGCATGAACACTGACGCGCGAGTGGCCGAATACCTGTTTGAGCTGGATCTGGTGTCGCCCATCAGGGCGCAAAACACGCTGCTCAGCAGCCTGGGTGCTTCGGTCGATGACCGCACCACATGGCAAGAAGCTGACTTCGTCTGGAGCGGTGATGCCGCCCGGCGGCAATGGACCTACGACGGCGCGATCGCCAATGTGGATGCCCGCATCCAGATGGCACGCCAGGATGCCTTGCAAGCCGGTGAGCTCTACGGTTGGCGGCTCAGTGGCTCGGTGGCGGGCATCGGCAACCTGATACCCAGCCAGTCGGCAGGCGTCAGTTACGCAGACGGCCGCTATGGCGATGGACTCATGGTCAAGGACACCACCCAGGTGACCTGGGGTGTGAACATTCCGCAGGTGTTTCACACCTCGTTTTGGTTCATCCCACAAGAGGTCACCACCTGCGTGATCTGGATGGCGACAAGTCCAGGCAGCGCATTGCTGTTGGGCTATGACGCTCAAGCGCAAGCGTTCTTTTTGGAAGACCACTTGTCCAGACGCGTTGCGCTGGCGTTTGAGCTTGAGGCATCCGATCGAATCTGCCTTGGGGTGTGCCAGACCCCCATAGAGCGCCGTCTCTTTGTCGCCAGGATGGGCGCTGATGTTCGCTCGGCCAGTGCTGGGCTTGAGCCCGTGGGTGGGTTCACAAGCTTGAGGCTTTATTGATCCGGGGAATTGTCCGTTTTGCTGACCGCTTTACTGCCCGCTTTGTTGCCCTCTTTTGCAGATTCAGCGCAGCCATCACAGGTGCCGCACTCGAAAGGGTAGGCACTATTTTTTCATCACTTCACTTTCCAAAAACCTACTTTCAGGCACCACATGATTGACGAAACCATGCAGTTGCAGGGGGCGATGACCCTCATTGTTCGCCGCGCCAGTGGCGACATCGAAACCGTTCACAAGGACAACATCATCGTGAACGTTGGCTTTGATTTCATCGCCGACGCGATTGGCAAATCAGCCAGCCGCCCCTCGGTCATGGGTTTCATTGCTTTAGGCACAGGCACCACGGCGGCTGCGGCTAGCCAGTCGGCCCTGGTCTCCGAACTCGACCGAAACGCTGCCACTTACACGCATACGGTTGGCACCAAAGCCTTCAGCTTCACGGCAGACTTTCCAGCGGGTGACGGTACAGGGGCAATCACAGAAGCCGGGGTGTTCAATGCAGCTTCTGGCGGCATCATGCTCGACAGGGTGGTGTTTCCGGTCGTGAACAAGGGGGCTGATGACAGCCTCACCGCAGTGTTCACCTTCACCATGAGCTGATCGCCATGCCCGAGACGGTCACCGTGGGCGAATCCCAAGGCCCGCGCTACACCTGGGCCAGCGCCAGTTTCACGTGGTCCAGTGCCAGTGCAGGCAAGTCTTGGCTCACGGCCTACCCCGCTGTTTATGTGGTGGCGGTGGCTGCCACGCTGGCTTGGGTGGAGGTGTCAAACCGCCAGCACGGCAAGCGTCTGAGCGAAACCGTGTCCCTTGCAGAAACCCGGCGGCTTCAAGTCGCGCTGCAAAAGACGGAGTCGCTCGGGTTTGCTGGCACCTACTATGACCTGATCGCCTATGTCCTGCGCTGGGTCGAGTCGCTTGGGGTGGCTGAAGGCATTTCCAAGTCGAGCCGCAAGTCTGTGAATGAAAACCTCCAAACGCTGGACGGCTTGGCCCGCTCGGCGGTCAAAGCACTGCAAGAAGGTTTACCTGTCACTGAAGGCTTGTCCCGTCAGATGCGTCAAACGCACGCTGAGAGCCTGCCGATCGCATCAGCTTCCGCTCGGATAACCACCAAAGCACTGGCTGAAGGGATGGTCTTGAACGATGGCCTGGATCAGGCATTCAGCAAACGGGTCATCGAAGCACTGAACTTTGCCGAAACCTATTACGACCTGATCGCTTTCATCCTGCGCATTGGCGAGGGGCTGGCTTTGAGCGATCAGGGCACCAAGCAATTCCAAAAGCCAGTCGTTGAGGTCTTGAACACAAGCGAGCAGATCACCCGCCAGTCTGTCAAACAGGTGGCAGAAACTCTGGCGTTTGCTGAAGCATTGGGCCGAACCGTGGCTTACAAGCGCTTCTTGCATGAAGGGCTGGGGCTCACGGATGCCCTGCGTCGGGCGCTTGGCCTTAAGGCCCAGGAAGCCTTGGCCCTGGCCGAGCAGTACCGCCGGCACGCCAACGGCGTGATCAGCGACATGATCGTGGCCAGCACCGAAATCACCGAGGCCGATTTTGCGGCCATCGTGGAAGCCGGTCATCCGCCGGGCTACACGGACTTTCGCGATTTCATCCAGGGCGACTACACCTACCAGCGTGCGCTGTTCCGGGCCATCTTGAAGTCCAGAAACTCAGACCGGGGCTTCATCGATGCGCTGCGCGTGACGGTGGATGTGCCAGATGTCTTTGATCGCGGCACTGTGCAGATCACCGATGCGGCAGCGGGTGCAGTCATTGGCTTTGCTCGCAGCTTCAGGGTGCCCCCCGAGGTGACCATGACCCACAAGGGCGGCACGGTGGTGGCCATTCCCCGCTTGGCCAGTGCAGTCACCCGTACAGGTTTTGCTGCCCTTTTGGAAAACACCGCTGGCACACGCGTGACGGGCACCTTCACCTGGATCGCGCAGGGCTACTGAACCCCAGTCATCAACCCCAGCCATTTGTCCAAAGAATCACCATGCAAAACTTCACCGACATCCCGTCCTCGCGCACGCTGTCTGACTCGCTGATCGAGATCCTGAACAACGACAAAACGGCGATTTCTTGTAACAGCGGCACCACGTTTCCGACCACCAACCAGCAAGTGGGCATGCTGTGCTACCGCACTGATCAACTCAAGCTCTACCAGCTGATCGGCACCAACCCGGACAACTGGCGCTTCATCATGGACCTAGCCAGTGGGATTGATGCCCAGTTCGCGGCCAAACTCAATGCTGCGGCATACACCGCTGCCGATGTGCTGGCCAAACTGCTCACGGTGGATGGCTCCGGCTCAGGGCTGGACGCCGACCTGCTTGATGGTCAGCACGCCAGCGCCTTTGCCTCGACTTCGCACAACCACAATGCCGCCTATCTGGGCATCAGCGCCAAAGCGACGGATTCGGACCGGCTCGATGGCTATGACTCCTCAGCCTTTGTTCGCTCAGTCAACGGGGGCGGCCCCGACGCCAACGGCAATGCAACGGTCAGCATTGATCTGTCTGGCCGGGTGGCGCGCACTGGCGACAGCATGAGCGGACGCCTGACCTTGCCCAGCCAGACTGTGCAGAGCACTTCGCCCACGATTGATTTCTACGACACAGACCAAGGCACCACCCGTTACCTTCACGTCAACAGCAACCTGATGGGGTTTCTGAAAACCGACGGCAACTGGGACATGTACATGAACAACGGCGGCTCCATGTGGACCGCCAACTACGGCTGGTTGCATGACTATTTTTTCAAACAAGTGGCCAATTGTGGTGGCACTGGCTATGCCATCAATTGCTATGGCAGCGGCAATATCACAACACGGCATGACTACGAGTTGATTGATGAAGGCGGTCAGCTCCGCTTGCGCACAGTGAGCGTGTTGGCCAATTGCAATTGCAACTGCAATTGCTGCGGCTGCTGATGTGGAGCTCGCCCATGAAAACCATCCGCATGCCTTATCCCTGGCAAAGTCCTGCAAGCCCCAACAACGCGCAAAGCACCAACAAAGTCCGCATTGAACTTATAGATGGTGATTTCTACATCGAGCATCTTCTGCCAGCGTATGAAATGGCGCTGGATGAATCGGGTCGTGTCATTGACGAGGCAGCGCAGCCCACCCTGTCAGGGTACCAAAGCGCTTTTGTTCATGCCCTCCGGCAAGCCGAATTGCAAAAGCTGGCACAAGACTCTGGCAACGCTTACACAGTCTGGCTCTTTGCCTTGCGCCAAGGAGAGAAGGAGCCGGTGTGGATCAACAAGTTTGCCCAGACCGCGCTGTCCAAAGAGGACTTTCGGCAGTACTGGAACCAGCAGCCCATGCTGGTTTTGGCACAGTTTTGGATTCCACCACTGGGCCTTGAGCCCTCGCTGGTGCTCATGTGCTCGCCACAAGATGGGCGGACCGAGGTCAACGGCTTTGAGTTTGACGCAGAGTGGCCAAGCACTTCGGTGGCCATGACCATGGCGTTCCCTACTTTCCGACTGGCGGATGACGGGGGTGAGCCCAGACGAATCCGCGTTTCGGTTGTGGATGACGAAGGCCAAGTGATGCCGGTGTCAGGGCAAGTGCTCCTGAGTACGACGGCTGGAGCGTTAAGCAACAGTCGCCCCCAGCTTGAGCACGGGTTCGCCCTGGTCACACTCTTCGGCGCAGACCCCGGTGCCTTGGCCAAGATCAAGCTGGGCTTCAAGTGGTACAGCGGTGTGCAGGAGCTGGAGGTGCGGATATGAAGGTAGATCTTCCGGCTCGTGCGCGCTTTGTGCAAAGGGTGGACGAATTCACACTGCCGTTGGCCGTAGAAGTCCTGGCTGAGTCAGACCGCCTGAGCTGGCGATTGTGGGAACCGGTTCAAGGCGATCCCGCACTTGGAGCCGTGACAGGACGCTCCTATCCTCAACCGACCACCACGGACAGCGGGAACCCAAATCCAGGTGACCTCAGATTCGGAAACCCCAGTCCCTATGTGTTGCCGGTACGCCAGTGCATGCCACATGCTCACCAGGAAAGGATAGAAGGACAAATGTGGGGTCTCATCGATGAAATTGCCCTGGACCCGCAGGCCATGCGATCCAAATCGCGCATGTATGGGCAGCACTTGAGCGACTGGGCCGCCTGGATGTTTGTACTGTGTACAGACACTTGGCGATTCATGGCCCCTTTCAATCGGCATGTGCTCACGCGCTGCAGTCGGGTGGACAGTGAGGGCTTTACCGCCTTGTCCCTGCCACTGACAAAAGCTCGAAACAAACACTTGGTGGCTGGCAGTTGCTTGGTGCCTTGGCATGAAGCACCGCTCAGCGGTCAGATGGTCCTGCGCATCAATGCTTACCCAGGTGGTCCTGTCTGGACCGATTTGCAGGTGGACGAGCACGTGGCTTATGCCAAGCCAAGCGATGCGCTTGCCGGACATGCCCACACCATCACCTGGCTGCACGAGCATTTACCCAAGCTCACCGTGATTGCACCGCCAGTGGTTTCACCAGACCAATGGGTGGATCTGCAAGTCCGTGCTTCAGAGCCTGCCGATGCGTGGCTGCATGTGCATGCCCTTTCTGGTTATGCCCCACACCGACGCGTTCGCATGCAAGCAGGACGGGCCCACGTGCGGGCCATGGCCCTTGGACTGCGTTCGGGTGAAAGCCTACAACTTCAATTTGGATTAGGGGTCGTCAATGCACTGGCCCAAGGAGTCGTTCATGTCGTTTGAAATATCTGACCATGCCCCGCCACCCATCATGGCGGTGGCTACACAAGCCAGCAAAAATCCAGGCGCAGATTTCGCTGCTCAAGAAAATAACCCAACGTCATCCCAACGTTGGGTTTTTTCTTTGTGGCCCAGCACTGTGCATGTGCAACCCTCAAACTTGCCTCCCGCGCTGCTTGAACGGTTGGTGCAGGCCGTCCTCAGGGAAGACGCTGTCCACCGCTGGGGACCTGAAGCTTGGCAGTGCCGCAGCCACGATTTGCTGCAGAGCGGCTTATCCCAGGCCGATGGTCTGCAGGACATGTTGGCGGTGGTGCGTTCGCACTTGCAGTCCATTTGGGGAACTTACCGCTATCGGCTGAGTGCTCACATCATGCGCTGCCAACCTGGATTCCATGTGGCTGAGCACATTGCAAGTAGCCGTGCGGGCCTGAACACGGTGCTGTTTTTGCAAGCGGACTACCCAGGTACTGACAGCCCCAATGTGCGAACGCCCGGCTGCATGGTCATCGGCAATCCGGCCAAACGGGTCAACGAAAGCCTACTGCCCTGGGAAACGCCAGTGCATTTCCCGATCACCCCGCAGCCGGGGTTGATGGTGACCATGCCACTGTGCACACCGCATGGGTATTTCCCGCTGCGCACCCAATCGCGCGACACCTTGGCGATTGAGTTTCATTCGGTGGCAGAGCCGGAGGCTGACCATGCTTGATGATCGAAGTCCCGTTTCATTCGCCGATGACGTTCTGGATCCCAGCACAGCACAGGCGCTCATCGACTGGCTGCAACACCTGCAGTACCGCTACTACCGCATCACCAACAAAAACGAACCGGAGCCTTTTCCGATTTGGCACCGAGAGTTGTTGGGGCGTGACTGGCCCATCAACCAGGCCTCTGACTACAGCTGCACACCGCTGTTTTTGCAGGAGCAGGGCAGCGTGTTGTCACAGGTCTGGAAGCAATGCGTACAAAAGCTGCAACTGCCACTCATGACCCAGTGCCACGGCGTTTATGCCAATGCCAATACCCATGGCAACGAAGGCAATGTCCACATCGACAGCCAACACCCGCTGGACAGAACCCTTTTGATTTATGGCGTGCGGCACTGGCAAGCCGGATGGGGTGGAGAGACGGTGTTCTATGACCAGGACGACCGCTTAATGGGCTCGGTCATGCCGGCACCGGCTCGGGTGGTGTTCTTTGCTGGTCACATTCGTCATGGCGTCAATCCGATCTCGCGCGCTTGCCGAGATCTGCGTCCAGTCCTGGTGTTCAAAACGCGGCTGCAGGAGCAGCAAAAGGCCATGCCATGAAATTCCAAATTCACGCTTTGCGACAAGATGGTCAAAACGTCTTGTTGCACTATGACAACCAGTTGTCTGTACTGACTTGGCATGACGGTACGCCCGTAGTGCCAGTTCAGCCTGCAACGTTTCGCGACGCCACGGTGGTATCGGTTAATCAGCCTGGCCGTAAAGAAAATATCCGTGTCCTCAAGATCAGCCTGGGCCTGTCGTGCAATTACGAGTGCAGCTATTGCAACCAGCGCTTTGTGCCACATGCGGATGCGAGCCATTCGGATGACATTGAGCCTTTCGTCGCCCAACTGACCGAAGCACTCATCGAGCCGCCCGAGCGAATCGAGTTCTGGGGTGGAGAGCCCTTGGTGTACTGGAAGACGCTCAAGCCGCTGGCCGAGCGCCTACGCGGGCTGTACCCGAACGCTCAGTTCAGCGTCATCACCAACGGCAGCTTGCTCGATGCGCAAAAGAACGAGTGGATCGATCGGATGGGGTTTTCTGTGGGCCTGTCACACGACGGTCCGGGCCAGTCCACCAGGGGCCCCGATCCGCTTGACGTTCCTGAGAAATACGCTGCCATCATGGACCTGCATGCCCGACTCCATCCCCAGGGGCGCATGAGCATCAATGCCATGGTCCATGCAGGCAACCAAAGCCGGGCACAGATTCAGGCCTGGCTGCAGCAGCGCTTTGGTCAGGATGTGAACATCGGGGAGGGGGCTTTCATTGACCCCTACGACGAAGGTGGCTTGGCCGCGACCCTGCAAACCCCTCAGGACCATTTGCGGTTCAGATCCATGGCCTACATAGAGCTGCGTCAGGGCTTTGCTTCGCGCATGGCGGTTGCGCAGCAGCGCATCATGGATTTTGTGCAGTCCATCCGGACAGCACGCCCGGCCTCAGCCTTGGGACAGAAGTGCGACATGGACAAAGCGAGCAACCTGGCAGTAGACCTGTATGGCAACGTGCTCACCTGCCAAAACGTGAGCGCTGCAGCCACCGCGCTCAACGGTCAACCCCATCAGATTGGGCATTTGTCCAACTTGCAGGCCGTCAAGATGCGCAGCGCCACCCATTGGAGCCACAGGCCCGATTGCCCCAGCTGTCCGGTCCTGCAAATCTGCAAAGGCTCTTGCATGTTTTTGCAAGGGCCATTGTGGGACGCGGGGTGCGAAGCTGCCTATTCGGACAACGTGCCGTTCTTGGCTGCTGCCATAGAGTACCTTACCGGCTGCATTCCGTACTACATCGACGGTGACTTCAGACAGAACCGCAAAGACGTCTTTGGGCAGGTCCACGTCGTGCCTGAACAGCGCACCAGACGCGTGATACCAATCTTGGTGCACGACACGGCAGTCGCAGCCTGATTCAACACACATTCAACTCAACATCCGCCCGCCTGACTCTGGTCAGTGCGGATTTTTTACTTTGGAGATTTTTATGCCCGAACCAACAAGCTCTGGCGTGGCAGGAGCGGCTGTTGCCTATAAGGCCTTTGGGGGCACTGCTGCGGCGGTGGCCAGTGGTGCCACGCTGGCTGCCGTGGTGGTCATGCTCATGACGCCCCCGCGCGACAAACGTGAATGGGCCGTCGGGCTCATCAGCACGGTGGTCTCCAGCATTGGTGGCGGGGCTATCACTGTGGAGCATTTCCAATTGCACCATTGGGCGTTCTCAACCGTGGGGCTGTGTGCTCTGGGCGGGCTCATGTTCGCCTGTGGCCTGCCCGGCTGGGCCATGGTGCGCTGGGTGTTCAACTTCATCGGTCAGCGCCGCGACGCCTCCATTGACCAGGTGGCCAAGGACGTGAAGGAGATGCTGTGAAACCGCAAGACTTCATCGCGCTCATTGGCCCTGCGGCGCAGGCCAGTCGCTTACAGACCGGCATCCCGGCCAGCTTTGTGGTGGCACAAGCCGCGCTGGAATCCGGCTGGGGCGAGTCGGGCCTGGCCATTCGGGCCAAAAACCTCTTTGGCATCAAGGTCGACCGCAGCTGGACGGGCCAGCGCATCACGCTCAACACCCGTGAGTTCTTGAACAAGCAGTGGGTGGTGATCCCGGCCGACTGGCGTGCCTACCCCGACTGGCAGACCTGCTTGGTGGATCATGGTCAGTTTCTGCGCCGCAATAAACGCTATGCCGCCTGCTTTGTCTGCACCACGGGCAAAACATTTGCGCAAGCTGTGGCCAAGGCCGGCTATGCCACCGATCCGCGTTATGCCGACAAGTTAATCGCCATGATCGACAAATACCAGCTCGAAACGCTGGACCTACCGCTAAAACTATCACCGGAGGCCGCATGAGTGCGTGGCTCATCACCTGGCTCGGCTCCTTATCCCTGCGATGGATCGTCTCAAGCCTGATGGCTGCAGGCCTGTTTTGGGCCGGCCACCGGCTGGGGCAGCAGGGCGTACAGCAGGCGTGGGATTCCGAGCGCATGCAACAAAAAGCCGCCGCCTTACAGCAGTCCTTGCAAGTCGCCCAAGTCCAAAACCGGCAACAACAGATCAACCAACACATCACCACCGACCATGACATCCAGAAAACCCAACTTCAACGCCTGTGGCAGCCTCAAATGGCGTCCAACATTCCGGAGTCTGCGCCGTCCATATCTGCCCCGCCTGTGGCTGCTGATCAGCGCATTGACGCTCACCGCCTGCGTAAGCCAGCCACCAATACCCACGGTCCAGGCCCCGTGCCCGCCCATGCCGAGCCTGCCGCCGGTGTTGATGCAGCCGCCGCCGACGTTGTACCTGATCCCGCCAGAGCTCAGATTTCAGTGACTTGTGAACAACTGGCCAGCGACGCCGCGCAGGCCACGCTCATGGTCTTGTCATTCCAGCGCTGGTACGCCGAGCAGACCAAGACCCTAGAAGAGAGCCGTTAGCCACAGTCTCCAAAATCCCCGCTTCATTCGCTTGACTTGTGTGCCTGCCAGAGCGTTCATGCTGGCATGAAACTCCAAACAAGCAATGTATGACCCCCCGGTTGCTCACCACGCAAGATGCCGCTGACCGCCTGGGCCTCACACCCGGCAGCCTTCAAAAGCTGCGCTGGCAAGACGATGGCCTGCCCATCTTCCAGCAAGGTCTCGATGTCCATTACCGCCTTGAAGACCTGGAGGCTTTTGAGCAGCGGGAATTGCGTAACCTCCTCAAGCAAGTGCTGCAGCATGAGCGGCCCCTGCCGCTCATTCGATCAATAGCCCGATCGCTCGACCTGTCGGTCAACACTCAAGGCATTGAATCTGATCCCACGGTCTTCAAGCCAGCGGTGCGCGAAGACCTCAAGCCTGCGCCCAAGGTCAAGGCGCCTGTGCCCATGGCCGGATCCAAGCCTGAGTTCCTGGCGCAAACCAAGCCATCCCAAGACCTCAGCCTGCCGCCGAACCACGCTTGGTATCTGGTCCACACCAAGGGACGGCAAGAAGACACGGCCATCACCAACCTGCAGCGGCAAAACTTCCGCTGTTACATGCCCATGCTCTATGTGGAGAAGGTCCGCCGGGGCAAGCCTGCGGTGGTGGCCGAGCCCATGTTCCCCAGTTATGTGTTCGTGCAGCTGGACACCAGTGCAAACATCAAGGGCCAAAGTTGGTCGCCCATTCGCTCTACGCTGGGCGTGCGCGAGCTCGTCAAATTCGGCGGTCACCCACCCAAGGTCGATGCCGATCTCATCACCGCCCTGCACGAGCGCGAGCAACTTCAGAAGTCCAATCCTCAAGCTCTTTTTGCCGCAGGCGACAAAGTCGTCATCACCGACGGGCCGTTTGTGGGCATTGAGGCGATCTACCAAACCACCGACGCCGAGCGGCGCTCGATGATCTTGCTGTCCATGCTTAACAAGCCTGTGGCCATGCGCATTGAGCCAGACAAGTTGCGTAAATGTGGCTGATCGCAAAAAAGTCTGCACAAAAAATTCCAAATAGGCCAGAAACGACTTGATAGCTCTGCCGCTTCGAAGCCAACATGGCCTGAACGAACAGAACCAAGCAGTCCACAAGTCCACATGACCTCAGAAGATCCACCCAAAACATTCCGCGCCGCGCAGTACGTGCGCATGTCCACCGAGCATCAGCAGTACTCCACCCACAACCAGGCCGACAAGATTCTGGAATACGCCGACCGGCGTGGCATCGAGATCGTGCGCACCTATGCCGACGAAGGCAAGAGCGGCCTGTCCATCGATGGCCGCGCCTCGCTGCAAAAGCTCATTGCTGACGTCGAATCTGGTAACGCCGACTTCAACCTCATCCTGGTCTACGACGTCAGCCGCTGGGGCCGGTTTCAGGATGCGGACGAATCGGCCTATTACGAGTACATCTGCAAGCGCAAGAACATCCACGTCGCCTACGTGGCCGAGCAGTTTGAAAACGACGGCTCACCGGTCTCCACCATCGTCAAAGGCGTCAAGCGTGCCATGGCCGGTGAATACAGCCGCGAGCTTTCGGCCAAGGTCTTTGCCGGCCAGTGCCGGCTCATCGAGATGGGGTTTCGCCAAGGAGGCCCTGCAGGCTATGGCCTGCGCCGGGTGCTGATCGACCAGACCGGCACCATCAAAGGCGATCTCAAAAACGGCGAGCACAAAAGCCTGCAAACCGACCGCGTCATCCTCATGCCAGGCCCCGATCACGAAGTGGCCACGGTCTTGCAGATGTTTGCCTGGTACATCCAAGACGACCTGCCCCTTGCTGAAATTGCCAAGCGGCTCAACGATCAGGGCATCCGCACCGACTATGGCCGACCCTGGACGTACAGCACCGTGCGCCAGGTGCTCACCAACGAAAAGTACATCGGCAACAACGTCTACAACCGCCGCTCTTTCAAGCTCAAGAAAAAGCACGTCAACAACCCGCCTCCCATGTGGATCCGCAAGGAGGGTGCGTTTGAAGGCATCGTGCCACTGGACACCTTCCTCAAAGCCCAAGAGGTGCTGGCCGAGCGCACCCGCCGCTACAGCGACGAAGAGCTGCTGGGTCACCTCAAGCAGCTTTATGCCGAATGTGGCACCTTGTCAGGCTTCATCATCGACCAGGCCCCTGGGCTGCCGTGCGCCATCACCTTCGCCCAGCGCTTTGGCAGCCTCAGCCGGGCCTATGAATTGGTGGGGTTTCACACCTCGCGTGATCAGGGCTTCATTGAGGTCAACCGGCGGCTGCGACAACTGCACCCGGAAATCGTGCGCCGCACCGAAGAA